CAAGATCGTGGCCGTAAACCTGCTGATGAGCCGCCAAAAGAGTTCTCTGATGATGAGTTAGAGACTTACAACGATTCAGTAAAGAAGCGGATCAAGCACTTTACTAAGGGTTATCACGATGAGCGCCGAGCCAAAGAAGCGGCTTTGCGTGAACGTGAAGAAGCTTTAAAGCTTGCCCAAAACGTCGTTGAAGAGAACAAAAAGCTCAAAGGTTCATTGAGTCAAGGACAGACAGCTCTATTAGAGCAGGCTAAAAAAGTCGTTGAAAATGAATTGCAGACGGCTAAATCCAAATACAAAGCGGCATACGAAATGGGCGATTCTGAGGCACTAGCCGAAGCCCAAAGTGAATTGACCGCAGTAACTATAAAGGCTGAGCGTTTACATAATTTTAAAGCTCCTCCTTTACAAGAAGAAAAATTTGAGGTACAAACTCAAACAACGCAACCACCGCAGCTAGACCGAAAGGCGGAGGCGTGGAAAAGCGAGAATCCTTGGTTCGGAAGTGATCGGCGTATGACTAGTTATGCGCTTGCTATTCACGAGGAACTGACGCAAGATGAGCGAATTAATCCATCTAGCCCAGAGTACTACCGAAGAATTGATTCCGAAATGCGTAATAGGTTCCCTGATCGTTTTGAAGGCAGCTCTGAGGAGGAAGCTTCTTCTCCACCTAAGAGATCAAATGTTGCACCGGCAAGTAGAAGTACAGCGACCAAGAAGATCGTACTTACTGCAAGTCAAGCAAACATTGCAAGGCGTCTTGGTGTCTCATTAGAGGACTATGCACGTCAAGTTGAAAAAACTCGTAAAGGAAACTAATCATGTCAGAACAGAATCGTAAACCTCGTGAAACTGAAACCCGTGCTGTTATGCAGCGACCAGATGCATGGCGTCCGCCAGAGCAACTGCCAATGCCGGATCCCCGTCCAGGATGGGAGCACCGCTATATCCGCATTAGCATGGTAGGGAATGCAGATCCGAAGAATATTTCTATGCGCTTGCGCGAAGGTTATGAGCCTTGCAAAGCCGAGGAATATCCAGAGTTGATGATGCATGAAGTGGATGATGGAAGATTTAAAGGTGGCATTGAAGTCGGCGGACTATTGTTATGCCGGATACCAGAGGAGTTTGTGAAGCAGGCGGCAGAATACTACGCCAAGCAAAACACAGCTCAGATGGAGTCGGTTGATAATAGTTTCATGCGCAATAGTGATCCTCGTATGCCTCTGTTTAAAGACAGGCGCTCTGAGGTTACATTCGGCAAATCTTAATTTTTAGGAGTCCTAAATGGCTTATCCAACTGTCTCGGCCCCTTACGGGTTCAAGCCGGTCAATCTGATCGGAGGTCAGGTATTTGCGGGTTCCACTCGTTATTTACCTATCCAGTACAACTACGGAAGTAACTTGTACTATGGCGACATCGTAGCTTTGTCTACTGGTTTTGTGGTTCAGTCTACCATCACCACTAGCAACGGTACTTTGGCAACCCCAACTCAAAACATTGTTGGCATCTTCTTGGGCTGCACTTTTACAGACCCAGTGACCAAACAAAAGCGTTTCAGCCAATACTGGCCTGCAAACACTTTGGCTGGCGATGCTCAAGCAATTGTTGCTGATGATCCTGATCAAGTGTTCAAAGTAGTGGCTTTAGCCTCTGCCGGTACTCTTGCTTCTGGCTCTATGGCTTTGGTTGGTCAAAACGTTGGTATCAACCGCTCTTGGGCAGCTGGTACTGGTAACGTCAACACTGGCGATTCGTTAATCGGCGCAACTAGCCCAACATCTTTGACGACGACTTCTGCCGTCCCATTGCGTGTTATCGGTTTGGTTCCTGATACCGTTGTGTCTTTGGGTACAACCACTTACACAAGCATCTCCTCTACCACTATCACTTGCGCTGCTATTCCTCAAGCATTGCCAGTTGGTACTGATATTGGCAGCATTGCTCCTAACGGTCAGTACATTGCTACTGGTTCCTTCATCGCTGCAGCAGCATCGGCTGGCGCTACTTCACTGACTGTGAACGTTGCACCTAGCCCAGCTATCACCGCATCGGCCACGATTGTTTTCAACCAATATCCTGAGATTTTGGTTAAGTTCAATCAGGGAACTCATGGCTATTACAACGGTATCACCGTCTAAGGAGTAATTTAAAATGGCTATTTCACGCGCACAACTGCTCAAAGAATTGCTGCCAGGTCTGAACGCTTTGTTCGGTTTGGAGTATGCACGCTACGGCGAAGAGCACAAAGAAATCTACGAAACCGAAACCTCGGAGCGTAGCTTTGAAGAAGAAACGAAACTGTCTGGTTTCTCTGCTGCACCTGTTAAGAACGAAGGCTCTGCCATCGCTTATGACAATGCACAAGAAGCATGGACAACTCGTTATAACCACGAAACCATCGCCTTGGGTTTCTCAATCACTGAAGAAGCGATTGAAGATAACCTGTACGACAGCCTGTCTGCTCGTTACACCAAAGGCTTGGCTCGTGCTATGGCTTACACCAAACAAGTTAAAGCTGCCGCCGTCTTGAACAACGGCTTCAACTCTGCTTATGTTGGTGGTGACGGCGTTTCTTTGTTTAACAGCGCTCACCCCTTGGTGAACGGTGGCACTAACAGCAACAGCCCATCTACCCCTGCTGACTTGAATGAAACATCGTTGGAAAACGCTGTGATTCAAATCGCCGCATGGACCGATGAACGTGGCTTGCTGATTGCAGCTAAACCCAAGAAGTTGATTGTTCCTCCAGCACTGCAGTTCGTTGCAACCCGTTTGCTCGAAACTAAGTTGCGCGTTGGTACTAACAACAACGACATTAACGCTATCGAGAACAATGGTTCGATCCCAGAGGGTTACACCATTAACCACTTCTTGACCGCGCCTAATGCTTGGTTCCTGTTGACCGACGTGCCTAACGGCATGAAGCACTTCGAACGCACCCCATTGCAAAATTCAATGGACGGAGATTTTGACACAGGGAACGTTCGTTACAAGTCTCGTGAGCGTTACTCATTTGGTTGGTCTGACCCATTGGGTATTTACGGCACATACTGATCTTAGGATTGGTAAAAAAATCGGGGGCTTCGGCCCCCTTTTTGTTGACTATTTTTTTAGATGGTGTATATTGAGACATCTGGGGAATTCAAGCGTGCCACCAGCCGCCCCAGCGGTCATGATGCAACAATCGGCACGTTATCTTTTGCATAAGGACTTACTGTCATGGCACGCTCCACCTTTTCAGGCCCAATTCTGTCTGGGCAAAACCGTTTCGGCCCTAACCGCGATGTTGGCTATACCGATCTCGTTCAAACGGCTCTTTTGGATTTTTCTGTTACTACACCTGGTGCAAACTATGGTGGCAACTCTGGTCAGTTTGTTGCCTCAAACAACATCCCCAATAGCAACGCAACGATCTGGACCCCTCAGTCTGGCGTATTCAGCAATAGCGGTCCTACAAAGGCTTCTGCTCCAACTGCTGACGCTACCAACTTGGTTTATCGCGGCGTAGTTTTCTATATTCCTTACAGCTGCAACATCACTGATGTGATCTTTGATATTGGTACAGTGCCAAAGGATAGCGCCGGTACTCCTGTTGCTGTGAGCGCAATTCAGCCATACGTTTCAAATAACTTTGCAACGTCTACTGGTGTTTACGCTACGTTTGCCAACATCTCCAGCCCAGCCGCACAGCGATACACGGCTACTTTTGTTGGTTCTCAGTTGGCTAACTCAAATGCTACGCTGCAAGATTTCCAAAACCCATACGTTGGTCAAGACCCAGCTTGGTATGGTCAAGTGGTTGTTACTTTGGCAATGACCACGACTGCTGCTGGTTTGACATCTGGTCAAGTTGAAGTGACTATTCGCTATAACCAGAACGACATGAACATTGGTAACGCAACGACTTACCCATACGGTAACTTCGACTAATTAATCTCGGGGGGCTTCGGCCCCTTGGTTTTACAACTCAAGGAGATTAGTTATGGGAGCACAAGTCTCTTCAATTACCAGAAATGGTAGACATGAGCCTTTTGAGCTGCAGGTTGCTCGCGGCCAAGTGGCTTTGCACTATCCAATTGAACTTTTTGGATACAGCACAGCAGTTGGATCAACGGCATTGGGACCATGCTGGGAAGGACTCACGCAGTCTGGTGGCGCTTATGCCTATCCAAGCTCTGCCGTTCAAATGACTTTGGTATCCACAACTACGGATACACAAAACGTTTTGGTCATGGGTTTAGATGCAAACTACAACTTGCTGTCTGAAATCATTACGCTAAACGGCACAACAAACGTGACGACAGTTAACTCTTATTTAAGAATTAACGGTCTGTACATTACCAATGGCGTTAATGCAGGAACCATCACCTGCAAAAACAACTCTGTGCTTTATGCCCAGATCAACATTGGTATTGGTCAGTCGCAGATGTCAATCTACACTGTGCCAAAGGGTTACACGTTCTATTTGTCTTATGTACAAGCAAACGCAAGCATTGGATTCACGTCCAGTACTTACATGACTTTTGCTGAGTACAACAAATACAACTTGCCTGTTCTAGGCGATAACTATTTGGGTTATCCATTGGGTTACAGCGGCAACACAAACGTATTGTCTCAGTCTCCTTTTGTGCAGATTTTTAACGTCCCATATTCGGTGCCCGTCACTCATGAAGGCGGAACGGATATTCAGTTTCAGATGAAAGCCAGCACGGGTGGACCGTACACTGGAAGCATCTTTGCTGGAGGCGTTTTGATTGCAAACGCAGATGTGGGTAGCACGTAATGAAATCCCCGGCATGGACGCGCAAAGAAGGCAAGAATCCCAAAGGCGGACTGAACGCCAAGGGTCGAGCCTCTGCGAAGGCACAAGGCATGAACCTGAAGCCTCCGCAGCCAGAGGGCGGCAAACGCCGAGACTCTTTTTGCGCCCGTATGGAAGGGATGAAAGCCAAGTTGACCGGCGAGAAGACGAAAAAAGACCCGAATTCTCGCATCAATAAATCGTTAAGAGCATGGAATTGTTGATATGGCTGACATCGAACTTACTGAACGTGAGCAAGCCATAGCCAAAGAAGCGGCAAAGATTGCCATTGAAGAATTGGCTGGCGAGTTTTACAAACAAGTTGGTAAAACCGTTATCAACAAGCTATTGATCTGGATTGGCGCAATAGCTGTTGGTTTTGCTTTTGGTAAAGGTTGGATCGTAAAATTCTGATATGCCAAGCACAAGCAAAAAACAACATAATTTTATGGAAGCAATAGCCCATAATAAGGCTTTTGCAAAAAAGGTTCACGTCCCTCAATCTGTTGGGCGTGATTTCGCAGAAGCCGATAAAGGCAAACATTTCAAAAGAGGTGGTGATATGGCAACTAGTCCTAAAGCAGCAGCGGCAATGGCCGCATTAATGGGTGCGGCAGCAGCTCGTCGTCGCACCGCCCCAGCTCGTCCAGCAATGGCAGCTCCTATGGCTCCTCCAGCCGCACCTATGGGGGGCGCTCCCGGTATGGCTCATGGTGGCTTAACCAAGTCTCACCACAAGCATTTGGCTCATCACCATTTGGCTATGGCTGAGCACCACATGCATATGCACCAAGGCGGTCACGCAACTGCTGACCATGTGCCTAAGTCTAAAGACATGGGCGAGATGGGCTTGAAACATGGCGGCAAGGCTCACGCCAAACACCACTACGCTAAAGGCGGCAAGATTGACGGCACAGTAATTGAGAAAGCTGCTGGCGGCAAGAAAGAAGTGAAGGAAGAAGTGCGCACCATGCACAAGGGTCTGACTTCTATTGAGCACGGCGAAAAGAAACGCGCTCATGGCGAACACGCTATCCAGCAAAAAGGTCACACTCGCGCCTTGCAAGAAAAAATGCACGGCAGCACCACTGGTCTGAAGCATGGCGGCAAAGCCAAGATGCATCACAAGAAATAAGGTGAAAATCATGTCTCATAAACACGCTCCTATTCATCCTCACGGTCACGCTCCTCATCACCATGAGCACAAGCACATGGTTCATCATTTGAAAGAGCATGAGGCTGGTGGTCACGTTCATCACCATGAACACTACGGCAAACACGCCGCAGGTCACCACAAGCATCACGAAGCTGTTGAGCACTTGCACAAGCACCAAAAGCATCTGTGCCACGGCGGTAAGTATTAATCAGGAGTAGTCATGGCTGAGAAATGGATCCAACACGCAATCTCTCGGGCGGGTGCATTGCACAAGCAACTGGGTGTGCCTCAAGGTGAAAAGATTCCAGCCAAGAAATTGGCTAAGGCTGCCAAGGCTCCAGGTAAACTGGGGCAACGGGCACGCCTAGCCGAGACACTCAGGGGGATGCACAATTGATGTCAAGTCGCGGAATGGGCGCTATTAGCGCCAGCAAAATGCCTAAAGGTAGGATGAAAAAACGCCGCGATGACACTGACTTTGAGCAGTTTTCCGCAGGCGGCAAAGCCGGTTTGTACGCAAACATTCATGCTAAGCAAGAGCGTATTGCACACGGCTCCAAAGAGAAGATGAGAAAAGTCGGCTCTAAGGGCGCTCCTACTAAACAGGACTTTATTAACTCGGCTAAAACCGCAAGGAAAAAGAAATGATCCAGATTAGCAAAGAAGACGCACAGTTTATTTATGATGAACTGAATCATCGTGCTCAGCATCAGATTAATGCTTATGGGATGCCAGACCCTGCCTTGATCGTTGTCATCGCTGATTTGGCGGGGCAGTTGGACTTGCCTATCGTAGAAGACGATGAGCCTGTTGCAGAAGTTGCCGCTACACCTGAGACTCCAGCAGCCGAGGCTTAATCATGTCTATCAACTCCGGTA